TAGGTGTTGACATAAGCATTTTGCTAAATAAAATAGGGCTGTCCCGCACAGGGACAAATAGTATAGGACCAACCAACCATGACCTACCAAGAGCAATTAGATATTATAAAGGCAATACCTATTAAGGAAGGTGATACGAAAGTAATTACTTGTCCATTCTGCTACGGCGAAAAGAAATTAGCACTGTCTAGACTTGATGGTAAATTACTTTGGTACTGCTACCGCGCATCCTGTAATGGCAAGGGAGTACACCACGGCAACCGTAGTAAGGCTGGGGTACACAACTACTTGAACAAAGTAATCAAAGACAAAGTATCTCGCAGACCTATACCAGAGATAGTTACTTCTGTAGATAATCACCCCCCTGCCCTGAAATACCTAGAGTCGGTTAATAGCCTACAGGCTCACCAGCAGCGTCTTGTGAAGGTGAAGTATGCTCCGGCTGATAATAGAGTATTATTTTATAGTAGAGGCTCCCACGGGGCTGTAGGGCGTTCTCTGAGTAAGTATGGGCCTAAGTGGATTTCCTACGGGCATATCCCTGATGGCATCCAAGTAGGTGATGGTAAAACCGCTGTATTGGTAGAGGACGCACCCTCTGCCTGTAGTGTTAGTAGAATAGATGGACTAGTGGGAATAGCTTTATTAGGGACCACAATTACTTCTGGTATTAAGAAAACACTTAGTAATTACAATGAAGTGTATTTAATTCTTGACAAAGATGCCGCTTTAAAGTCAATATCCCAGTTACGTAACGTCAACAAAAATATGAAAGTGCGATTAACGAGTATAGATTTAAAGCTAATGACTATTCATAAAATAACCCAAATTTTAATAGGTTAAAGGGAGAATGATATGAAATGCAGAGCCATATGTCTAATAGACTACGATATTGACGGCGGTTTTAAAGCCGCTGCGGAAGAAGAAACTAAACTAGAAGCGGCTATTAAAAGTCTAGTTAGAAATAATAAGGGTGTAGTACACCACCAGATAGAAATGCGTGAGCGTAGAGGTGAAGTGGCCCCCGATATTACAAAAATGAAATTCAGAACTAACTGATACTAAAGTATATATTACTAATACTTTAAAAAATGGATCCTATTCTACTGGGAGCTTTTTTTTTGTTCTTGACGTTGGCATAATATGCACTCTATAAGGAGCCAACTATACCACGCTAAGGACACTACTACATGGATAACTCCCTCTTAAAGAACTGCTTGAAGTTTGACTTCTTTGAGCAGAACAAGGCTAAACTACGCGCATCTCTATTTGAAGACGAACTAAAAGAAGTATACGAAACTATTACTGCATCCCATGAAAAGTTTGCTCAAGACATAACACCCCTAGAGTTATTTGCTTTCTGGAAGTCTAACAATCCCACGGCTACTGCTGCATGGTCAGCAGAGATTGAGGATACTATTAATGTTACTGCAAACTCTGAGGACATAAAGCCAGAGATAGCCAAGGACGTAATAGAAAACCTATGGCGTCAAAGCGTAGGACTAGACATTGCCAATTTAGGTATACGAATGTCTGAAGGTACTATTGAGGCTATGGATGAATTAAACATCCTACTTGATCGTGTATCAGATGGTTACCTACCAGATGATTTTGGTGATCCAACCACGGATGACATATACGAACTACTGGCGGTTACCTCTGATGAGAATAGGTGGCAGTTTAATATCGAAACACTTAGCAGAGCAATATACGGCATTGGTGCTGGTGAATTTGCTGTGGTCTTCGCCTGTCCCGAAACAGGGAAGTCTGCCTTTATCATATCACTCTGTGCTGCTCCGGGGGGTTTCTGCCAACAGAACGCCAAGGTATTATACTTAGGCAATGAGGAAAGCACCAAGCGTACAAAGCTACGTGCTATTCAATCATACACTGGTCTTACCCGCGCAGAGATAGAGTTTGATCCAGTGGCGGCAGTTTCACGATACTCTGGCATCAAAGACAATCTCATTATGAAGGACATCCAAGAGTGGGATGTTCAGAAGATGGAAGCCTACATCAGCAAGGTTAAGCCTGACTTGGTTATAATAGATCAGGCAGACAAGTTGGCTGTTGCTGGTAATTTCAATGCAGGGCATGAAAGGCTGAGAGAATTATACAGACGGCTAAGGGAAACAGCCAAGAAGTATAACTGTGCGGTGATAGGTGTCTCCCAAGCGTCTGCTGAAGCGGAGAACCGCTCTAGGTTAACCATGACTATGATGGAAGGTAGTCGTGTCGGTAAGGCCGCTGAAGCCGATTTGATAATAGGTATTGGTAAATTAAACAGTGGCGAAGAAGATGGCCCTGATAATAGCCGTTTCCTCACTGTAATGAAGAATAAGCTGTCTGGATATCACGGCACTATCTCTTGCAATATTCAGCCAGAGGTGAGCCGCTATGTTGTCTGATGTTCCTGACAATCTCGACTACTGGATGAATATGTTTGGTGTTGTCAAACCTAAGAAAGAGGCTGAACCAGAGCCTCTAGAAGTACGTACCTATGAATACAGACCAATCCAACTAGATGCCAATGGAGAACCACCGTTTTGAATATATTGATATTAGACCTTGAGACTACCGTTGAGCGGTATGAAGGTAAGACCGACAACAGCCCCTTTAATAAAATAAACAAGTGTGTTGCTGCTGGGTATGGTTTCTTAAACAATGCCAGTGAAATGACTGTACATATGGATGTATACTTCCACAATGATGTCATAGAGCCTGACGAGCATGAGAGGCTACAGGAAGCCTTGGATAAGGCATCTACACTTGTGTGCCACAATGCCAAGTTTGATATTATCTGGCTACTGGAGATGGGCTTTAGAATACCCGACAAAGTATACTGCACTATGATTGGGGAGTACCTTCTCTCTAAGGGTCAAAGGCGTCCACTGTCACTTAAGGAGTGTGGCATTCGGCGTAAGCTAGAGAACCTAAAGAAGACTGACCTAGTAGATGAACTATTTAAGGGCGGCACAGGGTTTGAGGCCATGCCTGTCGATACCATGCTGGAGTATCTTGAGTCCGACATAAGAACAACGGCTGAATTATATCAGGCCCAGATGGGTGACTATGAGAAGGAAGAGAACCAGTCTCTTGCCCCTGTAATTGATTTAATGAATGAAATGCTCATGTTCTTGGTTGAGATTGAGCGTAATGGTACAGCCATTAATCTAGACACTCTGGAAAGAGTGGAGCTAGAGTTTGAAACGGAGAAGCAAGAACTAACTGATCGTCTTAATGAGATAGTCGAAGAGGTCATGGGGGATACTCCTATTAATTTAAATAGCGGGGCCGACATGACCAAGGTGGTGTATTCCCGTGAGGTTATTAACAGGGATGCTCACCAGCAAACTTTCAATATAGGAACTAACGCTGCTGGGAAGACACTTATGCCGCCTAGAATGAAGCCTAGAGAGTTCTCTGCTGCTGTTAGATCAACTACGAGTGTGGTACAGAAGACTATAGCCAGAAGATGCCCCGACTGTATGGGCATGGGGTCTATTCAGAAGTACAAACAGGTTACCAAGACAAAGAACGGAAAGAAGTACCGTGTTAAGGGTGACGCCTATAAGAATAGAACTAAGTGTAAGGTTTGCTCTGGTGCAGGGGCAATATATGCACCGACTGGTGTAACGGCGGGTTTGAAGATGACCCCTAAGAGTCCGTACTACGCCAGTATTAATGGTTTTAAGACTGACAAGAATACTATTAAGCTGCTTATACAACAGGCTGAAGGCAAGGATAATCACATAGCTGTAGAGTTCCTTACTAAGATCAGCCGCTTAAATGCTATCAGTACATACTTGGATAGCTTTGTTAAAAACATACAGATAGGTACACGGTCTACTGGTCTTCTACACGCTAACTTCAACCAGTGTATTACCGCTACTGGTAGATTAAGTAGTAGTAATCCCAATTTACAGAACCAGCCCAAGAGAGGGTTTCCTGTACGCAAGGCTATTGTTAGCCGCTTTGGTCCAGATCATTTGATCGTTGAGGCAGACTTCTCCGGCCTAGAATTTAGAATGGCTGGTGAATTAAGTAGGGATAGCCAGATCATCGCTGATGTTTTAGGCGGCAAGGATATACATAAGCAAACTGCCTCTATTATTAACCAGTGTGATCCCTCTGAGGTGTCCAAGGATATGAGACAGGCTGCGAAGCAGTATTCCTTTGCCCCATTATATGGTGGACAGGGGGCTTTAGAGCCACCACACATTCAGACGTATTTCTCTGAGTTCTTTAACATATACGAAGGTTTAAAGAGTTATCAGGAGCGTCTGATGACGGGGGTACTAAAGAATGGAATAGTACAAGTACCCAGTGGTCGGCAGTATAAGTGGAATAATGTAATTCGCACCAGAAACAACAGGGTGACCCACGCCACTCAGATAGTTAATTACCCAATACAAGGTTTTGCCACAGGAGACTGTGTGCCTCTAGCCTGTATACGTGCCTTAAAGTTGTTTAGGGCCAATAACCTCAAGAGTAAGCTAATTTTAACAGTACACGATAGCATTGTGGTGGACTGCCATAAGAGTGAGCTTGAAGAGGTGAA